TGGAATGTAATGTTTTCGTTAAATTCTTCAATCATCTCTCTATAGTCAGCAGCATATATCTTTATAGGCTTCTTAGCGTCAGCAAGCATCTTGTCAACATAATCCTCACCGTACATCTCCTGCATATAAATCGTGTACTGCTGTGCTGCTATCCCATGCGCCATACCAAACTGGTTACAACCTACGCATTGTGGATGTATATTCTCTTCTACTAAGGCCCAGTAGCTACTAGAACCTTTTGGAATAAAGTGGCCACCCTGCATCCCATCATTCCACTTCTTAGTAACGCCACAACTAACGCAAGTACAGTAACCATTGTCATCAGCCGCCTTAAGCCTAACAAGCTTCTGGATAGCTTTCAGGGCTTCTTTGCGTAGCTGTTGTGAGGTCTTAGCTTTCTTTTTCGCTGCCATGCTTTTTCTCGATCTCGTATTCAATGCTGGATTTAACATCTATGTAATCACAAGCGCCATCAACGACTAGATTACAGAAATATCCTAACACATCGCCATTGGTGTTGCGTACTGCGCTACAAGCGTAACCGCAAGTAGGGCAAGACTTTATCGAGTTCATATTAATCTCCTATAGATTAGGTGGCGCTCTCTTTAAGGTCAGCACCGTAACCCTTTAAGTAAACTAGAAAGGCATATCGTCATCGAAGTCGTCTGCCGTTGCAGGAGCAGCTTTAGGTTTTGCTTGCTCTTCCTTAGCCTGTACGCTAAGACTTAACGCAGGGGCTTTGGGATTGTCTTTGTTGCCTACCCATGCACTCAACCAGTATTCAACACCACCAACATTAATGCTACCTTTGTACTGCGGATGCTTTTCGCTTTGGCGATTCTCATTCTTCCAGATTGCGCCTCGGTTTGTATTATCGTAATCACTCATAATGTTTCTCACTTTAGTTAATTAAAAGAATAGTTGACTGCTAAACTTGCACCAGGCCAACCAACTAGCGAAGGAGGAGGTGTTTAGCGACCTTTATGATTCCTTAACTGGATACCATCTCTACTACCTCTAGAAATAGCCAGCAACTTATCACTGCTAGTGCTACTACCTTAACGTCTTCCAAATCCATAGCATCACCAACCAGCACCAAACCATATACCAAACCCATGAATTACTCCTACTGGGAATATAAACCCGCCAGCAATGAGTAGTAAGTATTTTGCATACACTAGGCAATGGATTATATGTGTAACCCAAGCCATCATACACGCCAATACTGTAAACATTAATAAATAACCGCCAACTTCATCACTCATAATTATGCTCCTTTAATTAGTCTTCTTTCTTCAGTTGTTAAAAATGCAGTATTACATTTACTTGGTGCTACCCACATAGCTCTTTGATCGTCCTCTGGTATCTCACCAAAAGCTTCTCTGGCTAGTGCTATGTTGTCATCAGTAGGATCGCTTAACACTTTGCGAATGTACTGTAGAGAATCAATGTGAGCTTCTACTGCTTCAGCACACAGCTCTTCTCTGGACTTCTCAACTGGCTTTCCCCGCATCATCGCTGCCTCTGCGTCGTCCTCTGCTGTCGGAATTCCAGCCATTGATTGCAAAGAATACCTACGAGCATACGTCACAGCCGACCCGCCCGCCTGTGGATCTTTCTTGGCAAGTGGTAAATAGAACTCTGACTCTATCCACTGACCAGATGAGTGGAGAAGTATTGTTACCACACCTATTCCACCACCACCTTCAGATGTTACTGGGAACTGCGAATAAGACAAACCATTATTAGCGAATGGTTCTTTGATCGCTTTGATTACTGATGTTAGATCAGCGTAGGATGATTTAAAAAACGGATTCTTAGCGTCTTTAACTGCACCACCCATCTCTGCTTGTGCCTTGCACAATGCTGCTGCCAACTTATCTACCTGTTCACTTTTGTTCATTAGTCTCTCCCATCATATACTTTAAATACATTGCGTCTTCATCAATCACTGGCGCACTAGGTTTAGGCTGCGGTAAGTATTTGCCATACTTCTCGTTAAACTCTCTGATTGCAGCTTTAGGAATTATTATCTTATTCATTAGAACGGAACCTCATCGCTATACTTCTCGTTTACTAGCTTCCACACTTCGTAAGCCATAGCTTCCATCGCTTTGCCAAACTCATAACCGTTAGGATAGTCTTCTTCTCTAGCGTAGTTAGCCATGTTAGACATAAGCTCTGCTTCAAGAAAGCCCTCCCAAGCTATTTGCGATTGTGCATCACCTGGAGATGATTGGATTAGGTAACCTTGTTGATCTGCCAATTCTTTAGTTTTCATAGCACACGCTCCACATAGTCTGATACAAATGATTTAAGAATGTCCTGCATATCGAACTGCACTTGGTCAGCTTCACGAGTGTACATCTTACGCATCCAGTGATGGACTAAGCCGTTCTCGATAATGTAGGTTTCTAGCTCTTGATGTAATTGGCCATCGTGAATATCAGGATCTAAGTAAGCATCAAGAAGATCATACTTGATCGCATCTATATTTACTTTAGCTGGCGGTTCTGGTGGTGCTACTCGTGCGGGGTTGTCTGGGATGTTGTTCATGCAATTTTCCTCCTCAAGAAATTGAATGTTAATCATAGTACAACTATACGCAAAAACAAATTAATTTTTTGTAATGTAAAAAGTTCTTGCTAAATCCTATCTTGTAAGCTAGATTTCAACCTCCAACAACAGAGAGGTATTTATGAAAGCAAGTTACGAAGACATTGTAAGTTTTTTTGGCTCACCTAATCAGGTGGCCGAATACTTTGGCATCAAAGTCCAAGCTGTCTATCAGTGGAAAGACGAAGTGCCTGAGCAACGGCTACGGGAGTATAAACTAATCAAGGAGTTGAGAGGTGAATTATGTCAGTCGAACGCTTAATCGCCAAGTTAGCTATGGTTAAAGAGGTTAAACCACGCGGGAAGAATCAGCAGTCATGGATTGCTTGTTGTCCTGCACACGATGATTCTAGTCCATCCTTGCAGATTGACGTTGGCGAATCTGGGAATACGCTAATTCACTGCTGGGCAGGTTGCTCGGTGGAAGAAGTTTGTGATTCGATTGGTATTTCTATGGCTAGTTTGTTTCCTGAAAATGGTTATCGCCAACAAAGTTTCCGCAAGAGGCCACACAAAGATAAGGATTATCACGAATTTGTCCTGCACATTAGTAAACAGGATCGCTTAAACGGTAAAAAACAATCACAAGCTGATAAAGATCAAGAACTTGAGTCATACAACTTCCTGAGAGGCTCTCATTGAGCGCTAGAGCGACATTCTGGGCTTGGGAGGTAGAAGTGCCTTCATCGGAAAAGCTCGTCCTTCTGTGCTTGGCAGATTGCCATAACGCAGATACTGGTCAGTGCAATCCCAGTGTGAATTACATTTGTAAGAAAACATCGCTAGACAGGAAAACTGTACTTAAATCATTAAGGTTATTAAGTGAGCAAGAGATACTAAGTAGGATCAAGGTCGAAGGGTCAAGTAATCAGTATTTCCTAGCAGTAGAGGCAGTACCAAATATGGGACAGGGGGTAGCCCAAATTTCCCCAAAAGCAGTACCAAATTTGGGACACAAACCTAAAACTAAACCTAAAAAGAACCTACGCTGGGAAAATGGTGATTTAGAAACCGCAGAAAGCATCTATAACTTGCTCCTTGCGTTGAATCCAAAGCACAAAAAACCATCACTAGAAACTTGGGCAAACACCATTCGTCTTATGCGTGAATCAGATGGTCATACGCATAACGACATAATGGATTTGTTTAGGTTTGCTAATAGCGATAGTTTCTGGAAGTCAAACATCTTATCTCCTGCGAAGTTAAGGGAAAAATGGGATGTGTTGACGATTAAGAAGGGTGGTACAAGTGCACCAACAGAAAATATATGGGTATAGCGGCAGAACTATCGTTAGGTTATGCCGGTAATAGTAAGCCATTTTAAGGTATAGATATGAAAACTAGAATACACGTTAATCAACACAATGTTAGATATAACAAAAAGAATCCTGATGGCGAGTTAAAACCGCCATTAACAGTTAAAGATTACAAGCAAAATAGAAAAAGCTTCCAGGCAGATATTCTGGATGATGATCGCAATGTAATAGCGAAGGTTGTGAGTAGACCTAACAATCCTCTATCTTGCGGTGCAACAGTCTGGATAGAAACTGAACAAGAAGTATTTGTTTACTAGCGGTAAGAAAACTATTTTTTAATAAATTACCGATTGAATATTCCATGGAAGTTTAGAAAATTCAATCATCGGACAATTAAACGTGTTATGTGTCCTTAACAGGAGAGAGAAATGCAAAAGATTGATATTAGCGATAAGGAGTTACTTAGCTTTATAGGTCATCAAGAGAGTCAAGAAATTGGCAGCTTTGATTCCTATGGCGATAGGTTAGTGCATCAGATGAGTCATGGCTCAGGGTTGGTTGGCGATAAGCTACCTTGGTCTAAAACTCACAACGCAGTGAGATTGGGCGAGTCCCAGCTCAGCGTATGGAGTGGCATCAACGGGCATGGAAAAACTCTTTTACTTTCAAACGTATGCACTTACCTGATGGCGAGAGGTCGCAGAGTATTGGTTGCGTCAATGGAGATGAAGCCAGAGGAAACCTTGCAATGGATGTGCAGTCAAGCAGCAGGTTGCGCTCCGTCAAAAGAGTTTGCACTTGGTTGGCTAGATCGCATGAAAGATGTAGGTCATATCTATGATTGTTTAGATAAAGTCCCACAGGAGCGTATTCTGGGTCTTGTACATTACGCAGGATCAGAATTAGATATTGATCATCTTGTGATAGATAGTTTAACTATGTGTGGCGTTGGCCGAGAAGATTACAGTCAACAGGCGGAGTTTGTTAATCAGTTGCGAGCCGCAGCTAAAATGCACAGGATGCACATTCACCTAGTTTGTCATATGAGAAAAGGCAGCGATGAGAATGAGCAGGTTGGTAAGTTTAGTATTCGTGGTGCAGGTGAGATTGCAGACTTAGCGGATAAAGTTTTTGTAGTATTCAGAAATAAGCAGAGAGAAAAAGCATTGGCATTGCGTGAAAATAATTTACCGCATGATGAAAAGTTTATTAATCAGCCAGATGTTTTTCTTAAACTTGTTA